TAGATTCAAATGGTCAAGTTCGCTACAATGATTCAGGTCAAAGTCTTGGTGTTGATGCGTTGGTGCAAGAGTTTCTACAGAGCAATCCGCATTTTGTAAATGCAGCGCCAGCCACAACCAATACTAAAAGTGCCGTAACAGGCAATGCAGGACTAGAAGACTTTGATATCTCAAAAATGGACCTTAGCAATCCAGAACATAGAAAAGTTTACGCCCAAGCCAAACAACGTGGCTTGATTTAGTTAATAAAGGAAAAATAACATGGCAAACGCAGCATACACATCAGGTTTTAACACTGATGCATTATTCGTCGCAGCAAAAGCGGCAACAGTTTACGCAGCCCACGAGCAATCATTGTTCTTAGGCGGCGGAATGATCCCAGTTGTAAACGCACCAAACGGACTTCTACAAGTTCCTGAGTTGGCCGCAGTTGCAGCAACAACACTATCAGCAGAAGCATCAACTGGTGTTGATTTAGACGCTGTTCTTAGTGCAGACACAAAAAACATCATCCAGTGTGATGTCTACGCAGCACGTTCAGTTCTACGTGACTTGGGTAACATTGATCCAAGTGAGATTGGTAGAGTATTGGGCAACGCAGTTTCAAAAGCATTTGACACAGCAGTTGTTACAGCAATGAACGGCTTGACAGCTTCAACTTCAGACTCAGATCCAATGACAGTAGACGCATTGTTTGACGCAGTAGCACAAATCCGTGGCGCTGGTGAAACAGGTTCTCTTATGGGTATTGTTAGCACAGCAGAAGCAGCCAACCTAATGAAAGACATTGGCACAAACGCTTACGGCGGTGGTGACTTCCAAAGTGAAGCAATGAGAAATGGCTTCTTGGGTCAAATCGCAGGTGTTCGTATGTTCCAAAGTTCATATGTAACAGGCGCCAACAAAGGCTTCATCTTTGCAGGTGACGCAATGCGTATCGCAATGCAGAAAAATGTTGACATTGAAACAGCAAGACGTCCAGAAGCAGTTGGACAAGACATCGTAGCAAGTTTACACGCAGGTGTAGGTGTTATTGATGCAGGTCGTGGTGTTAAGTTAGTTAACGTATAAGGGGTAATCAATGGCATTCATTGTTGAAAATAATATTACAATAAGTTTTGCAGAGTTCACAGATGTCTTTAAGACTGATGTGCGTCTGTTTGACAGCAATGAAAGTCTTACTGATGACACTGTGGAAGCAAGTTTGATACGATGCACCAGCAGAATATTAGACAACATACGCAACACAGATTGGTGGCAGGGCCTGTATTCACAACACACAGGTTCTGTCAACCGCATTGACATACCCACTCCTGATCCTGATCGCATAAAAACTAGACTCAATGACTTCACAGACTTGTGTGTTTATTGGGCTCTCAGCGATTATATATTGCCCAGCATTGCAGACTTTGGCGATGTTGACAGCAACGAAAGACAGAAGATGGGCTACTACAAGAACAGAGCAGATGAACTGTTCTTGGAGTTGGTTAATGCGGGTGATTGGTATGATTTTGACAATGACGGTTCAGTGCAAACTGATGAAAAACGTCAGGGTAACCTAACATTGAAAAGGGTGCGATAATGAGAGATGCAGTTATAGAATATATCACGGCAGCGCCGCTTGGACGCTATAACTTCAGCAGGGAGATACCATACAGAGAAAATGGTATTCAACTACATCTCAAGAATCCTCTTACAATCTATGTGGACGAAGAGGACTTTCAAACGCAAAGTCTTTTTCGCACACTAGGGTCTACCAACATTGATGTGTTAACAACAACTGTTGAAATCAAGTTCAGCAATGATGCAAAGAATACACCCAACAACTACGGTGAGATAGTGAGTTATTTACTGGCTGGCAAAAACCTAGGCACTGGCTTCAATGATGCCACTGCAAGTTTGAGCACAGAGATAGTGGAAGATTTACAAAGCACAACCGTAGAACTACAATATACAAAGCTAATATAAGGAAAGCAACATGGCAAACTATATCTACCCAGCTCCAGGAACTAGCAATGTAGAAGCAACACTAAAACTAAAAGTGGCTTCTAACGGCGCAGACACTGGACTAACAATACCTAGTTTACAGGATATCACTGTAAACGCTGCCAATGATACGTTTACCTGGACACAACTAGATGAAGGTTCCAAACAGCAGATTGCTACAACAGCAACCAACAGTTTGAACACAAACCTAGTGTTGAACCAAGCTACATTTTTTGGAACAACTGGTTCAGGCGGAACAACAGCAGCAGCACTGGGCGTCTTTGGCGCCTCAACAGACAAAACATTGATGACATTCTCATTGTATATGGGCGACGAGAGCGATGGCTCTGACGGCAAATATCTTGAGGGCAACGGATATGTTACTGGTCTTGCTCCAACAGTTAGTGCTGATGAACCTGTATGGGTTTCACCAGTTACTATTTCAATCACAGGTGATTACACCGTGGCTGACGCTGGATCATTCTAAAAAACAAGAAATAGGCCTCTTTGAGGGGGCCTATTTCATCATAAGGTTAAATACAATATGGATCAAAAGAAACCAGACACACTAAAAGACAACAGCGATGAAGAACTGTTGGGTGTGTTGTTGCGTGAGATAGCCAAAGGTGGCAATGAAATACGCAGCGCAGAAAAAGACATGAACAAGGCAAGCCGCAGATTGAGTTTTGCGATTGTTTTGGCAAATAGATTATTAGATAGGAAAAAGATCAATGGATTTGAGAGCAGCCGCAGTAAAACCCAAACTACAGAAACTCACATTAGACAGTGAGTATGTAACAGCAGAATACGGCGAACCACTAGAGTTTTATATGTGGGATCGTCAAAGTATGCCAACTTATATCAACCTCAGCACAATCAGCAACGATGACACCGCGGGCATGTTAGATGCAATCCGCGGTCTCGTGATGGATGAACATGGTGCATTGATGTTGGAAGATGGCATGGAACTGCCACCACAAGTTATGATTGATATGATCAATAAGGTGGTAGAGCACTTGGGAAACTCCGTAGGCCAGACTTTAGCAGGATAGACAAAAACACGGAAATGATGCTGATGCTGGATTTGATTGCCCAGCGATATGGCACACTTCCAAGCAAAGTCTTAGAGTCTGGCGATACATTGGACATGATACTGTGCATCACTGCCTTAGAATACGATGTGTGGAGACAAAAGAAACTTGGTAACGGGCAAACACCCACGCATCACAGTCAAGAATATTTACAAGCAAGGATAGACGCAGCACATGGCAATAGTGGGCAGAAGTAAAATAAAAGCTAGAATGGAAGAAGTGGAACGCAAGGTTGGCAGGATCAAAGATTTTGCCGCAGATGAGTTTCGCAAGATTACTCCTATAAGAACTGGCAATGCAAGAAGCAAAACCAATAGAATAAATGTTGGCGTTGAAGCAGCCTATCCTTACGCAAACGCACTCAATGATGGATTTAGTCGTCAAGCCCCACAAGGTATGACTGACCCAACAGTTGATAAAATCTCAGATTATGTAAGGAAAATGTGATGGCAACTACCACAGACAAGTATATTTTAGAACTAGAAACTGCCCAAGCAGAACGTGGCATTGACAGAACTCAAAAAGGGTTTGGTGGCATGTTGGCAGGATTGGGCAGACTAGGTCCAGCAGCGGCAGCAGCAGGTGCAGCACTAGCAGGTATGGCAGCAGTGCGTGGCATTGGTGACAAAATCACTGAAATGGATGACCTAGCCAAAGCAGCAAGAAACGCTGGAGCAGCAGCAAGCCCAGAAGCATTTGAAGGTTTTCAAGTAGCAAGAAACCTATTGGGTGAAATGGGACTCAGTGCAGCAGAATCAGATCGTGCATTCAAGAACATGACCACAAGACTGCAAGAAGCAGCAGACACAGGCAAAGGCCCAGCAGCAGCCGCATTTGAAAAAATAAGAGACAGTGTCACAGACGCAAACGGCAGTTTAGTTGAAATGCCACAGTTGTTTGCAGCAGTTACACAAGGTCTACAAGACGGCACACTGACTATGACAGACGCAAGAAAGATACTTGGTGATGTTGTTGGTCCTAAGATACTTGGAGGCTTTCAAGACCTTGCATCAAAAGGAATGGATGTCAGCACCGCATTAGCAGACGTAAAAGCCAACAGTGATATTATTTCATTGGACGGCGCAAACAACGCAGAAGCATTTGGCGACACAATGGGACGCATCAAAGAAGTGCTTGGACAAGTTGGAACAACCATTGTGACAGCACTACTGCCTTACTTGAATGAAATGGCAGAAGGTGTGTTGGCAAACCTACCAGCCATTGTTGAAGGTGTTAAAGGTGCATTCTCTGCGCTAGAGCCAGTGTTCAGTCTCATAGGAACAGTGATAAAAGATTTGTTGTGGCCAGCACTGAGTTTGATATTTGACATATTAGGTGCAGTTGCAGGTGCCATAGCACCATTGGTAGAGAGTGCAGTTCCAGGGTTGGTTTGGATATTTGAAAAACTAGCCAGTGTTGTGCAAGGCGTGATTGACTTTTTCAAAGGTGCTATAAAAGTAATGACCACCATTGCTGACAAGGTGAAAGAACTTGCAGGGGCGGTTACAGGTGCTTTTGGCAGTGTGAAAGATGGTGCAGTGGGCATGGCAAAAGGTGCATACGATGGTGTCACTGGATGGTTTGGTAGAATGTATGATGAAGTGGTTGGCAACAGTATCATACCAGACATGGCAAATGGTGTGCTCAGCGAGTTTGACGGTATGAGCAACGGCATGGTAGACTTTGTCAAAGGTGCAGTAGGCGGAGTTACTAGCGCAATGACCAACTTGGGCAATGCAGTGAGCAGCAAGTTTGAAGAAATAACAGGCATCAGTATGAGTGGACTCAAAGAGCAAGTGAGTTCAATGAGCAACTATCTAACCAGCAGTGTTAGCAGTCTAGCGTCAAGCATAGGCAGCAAGTTAAGTGGACTTTGGAATAGAGTAAGTTCAACAGCAAGTAGTGTTGGTGATTTGTTTGGAGGATTTTCATTCTCAAATCCGTTTGACAACTTTGCAGGGTTCTTTGCAAAGGGTGGAATGATTCCAGCAGGACAGTTTGGAGTTGTTGGAGAAAGCGGACCAGAACTAGTTGGCGGACCAGCAAATGTAACACCAATGAGTGGTATGGGCGGCAACGTAACATACAACATCAACGCAGTAGACGCAAGTAGTTTTAGAAGTTTGCTTGCACAAGATCCAGAGTTTGTGCATAGAGTTGTGCAACGTGGAAGCAACAGTGCAAACATGGGGAGAAGATAATGTCATTTCAACCAATATTTGACAACGCAGCAGATATGAAGATCTCAAACAGGAGATTTGTTGCACAAACACAAACACGTTCAGGAGTTGTTCGCAGTGTTAGCCAAAACAACAGCATATGGAGATTCACAATCTCACTTGCAGATGGACAACCTTGGGAGAACTGGAGAACATATATTTCAGGTTATGAACAACTCAACAGATACACCACTGACACTGTAGACCTAAGTCAAAGTGGCTTTTCATATATGTTTCCATATCAAGGTGACGAAACCAACATTGCAAATCTTAGAGTAAGTGTTATCAACGGAGAGTTGAGAGTGCAAAGTGGAGTTACAATCACAAGTGGTTATTTGTTTCTTGTAGGCGACCTAATACAACTTGTAGGTGGTAGAGTTTATCAAGTCACACAGCCAGTGTTGTGGAGTGACACCAGCATCAGCACACACAGAGCACCAGTAGATGAAGCTGTTGGCACATACGATACCAACATAGGTGTCCTTGCAGAATGGGAAGTGATTTGCACAACCATGCCCAAGTGGAGTTTTGTGGATCACAAGCGAGTTGGATGGGACGGACCGTTTGAGTTCCAGGAGGCTATGTAATGACAACCAGCCTGCAAAGTCTAGATCATATTCAAAGTGTGTTGTTGATCAGATGGACCATCTACAACTACAGAGAAGATCCCAGTGACTTTCCAAACCAACAAGTGATACGATTCAACGACAGCATACGTGATTTAGACTTTACAGAAAACAGTGCAAGTGTAACATATCTAGGCTTGGGTCCATTGGTTTCATTTGGCAACACCAAGAACAGCATTAGAAGCAGTGGCAGCGGAACAGCATTAGGACTTGCAGGTGTTCCAGACAGTCAAATAAAAATACTGTTGGCTTCAGACGTCAAAGGCAGCAAAATAGAAATATTTAGATTCCTACAATACCCAGGTGGCAACACTGGCATTGCAGATTTGGATTTCACAGGTGGAGCCACAGGCGGAGTCATAGGTAGATTTTTAGGATATGTAAACACGTTTACCATCAACGATGACATCAATCACACCAGCGATAGTAGACTGGTTGAAGTGGTGTTGGATTGTGTGAACAACACACACCTAGTCAGCAAACTGGTTAGAGGTGTTAGAACCAATCCCAAAGATGTTAGATACTTGGCCACAGACGAAGCAGGCTTTGACAATGTTCCAAGTTTACATGAAAGCGAATGGTATTTTGGAGACAGCAAATGAGTTTTATAACAAGTGTAAAAGAACAACTATACAAAATCAATGAGTATGCAGATCTCATACAAGGTGATAGACTCAATGAACTGTTGTTGAATCAGCGATTGATATCAGGTGATACAAATGTAATCACTGCCCAAACAAACCTAATCAAGACCAGCACAGACCAAGTAAAAGCAGAAGAAAAACCTCTAAACAAGGCTGTGAGAATACAAGTTTCACCAGATCCAGAATACAAGATTCCAGTGTTGTATGGCAGATGCACAATGGGTGGAACAGTTACAGATGTTGCAGTAACCAGCAACGGCAATGAACTTCAGTTTTGTGTAACACTGGCAATGAGCACAGGTAATAAGATAGATGGAACTCCTACCACATATGAACTTAAAAATGTTTACGTGAACAATCAACGAATCAACTTCAGTGCTGGTGGGCAGATAGCAGAGAGTATCACAGACACAGAAGGCAACGTCAACACTGACTATGCCAACAAGATTGGTGCATATTTGTTTGACAGCAGCACACTTTGGGTGAGACCAGCAGGCTTTGAAGGACTGGGCAACTTGGATGCAAGAAATGTATTCAGCACTTGGACACCCAATCATGTAATGCCCAGCTTGTTGTTTGGCATTGTAAGGATTGCTTGGAGCCCAGACTTGGGACTAAATGACATTCCAGAAATGCGTTTTGACATACAAAGTTCAATGAACTTGCCAGGCGATGTATTGTATGATTACATGCGAAGCCCCATATACGGTTGCGGGCTCAGTGACGATTTAATAAAGGCGACTTCAATATGACAATAAGCAGTTTACAAGACCTAAACATATACGCACAAACTCCTATAACCTACGATGATTTAAGAACTGCAAAGGTGATATTTGACAGAGGTGCCACAGTTGATCAAACATTGGTCACACCAGAAAATGGTGACTTTATCTCACCTTGGGGTATCAACATAGAAACAATAACACAACCTGATGTTGCAGAAGTAGAATATCATTTGGACTACAGTGCATGGGCAGATCCAATAAGTGTAACTTGGGCCTATCTTCCAGCACACATGAGCGTGACAAGAACCAACAACACTTGGATTGTCAGCGGAATAGAAAACAGCGAAGATTGGTTGTATGCAAGAAACGCAACGGTATTACCACCGTTTGGATTTAGTGGATTTGTAGCACACAGCGCAGCCATTCATTATTACAGCGACAACCAAGACAGCACAAAAAACATTGCAGCCTGGGACATTGATATAACTGTCACACAGGTTGAATATTTTACTGTGCCTGCACCACAAACTTATGTGAGCAACACACTTTACAGTCAGTTGAACACCACCCGTATCACCGCAGATCCAGAAGACTTTGATCCAGTGTGGGACTTGAGAATCTACAGTGCAGATGAAAATCTAACACCAGTGGATGCCATTGAAGAAATGTTTTCAGATGGCAGTGCAGCAGAAGCAACTTGGAACAACAATCTCAATCAATACATTGTCACAGGCGACACAGGCAGCATCAATGAAGTGCTGGACACACTGGACCTTGAAACAGGAAAATATAGTGCAGACTTTAAT